TTCATGTGATGGAGCTTGTTCACGTCTTTGTATTGTATGTCATGTTAGATGGAAAGAAGGTCAGCGATGACCTTTTTTTCTGGGACATCGACAGGTGCATCTACTTCGCGCAACGCGCAAAGCAGCAGAGCCGCAGGCGCATCACTAGCTACTGCCTGCCGAAGCGGATCAACCGAGAGGGCGTGGAGATTTACTGATGCTTGCTGAACTCGCCGCCGCCAACGCTGCCTTCGGAATTTTGAAGACTGCCATCAGCAATGGCAAGGAGATCGCTGACGCTGCGTCGGCGGTCGCGCAGTTTGTGGGCGCGAAGGAGGACCTGCAACGCAAGGCGCAGAAGAAGGGCGGCGGCTCTGACCTCCAAGAGTTTCTTGCGCTTGAGAAGATCAGGCAGCAGGAGGATGAGCTAAAGCAGATCATGATAGCAGGCCGTCCCGGCCTCTGGCGCGACTGGCAAAAGTTCCAAGCCAAGGCCAGAGTAGCTAGGCGCGAGGCAGAGATAGCCGCCGCAGCGCGCCGCAAGAAGATCGTCGAGGGGACCATCATCGCGGCGTTTGTGGCGTGCTGCCTCGCGGTTCTGGGGGCGCTCGTCGCCCTAATCCTACATCATCAAGGGAGGTTGTAGCGGGGTCATATGGCTGGGGGATCGGCGACTAAGACTGGATTGATTGGCGAAATGATAACTATGGCGGCTATCCTTGAGCAAGAGGGGTGGCAGGTCGGGCACGCGGCGCAGGATGCAATTGACGTGATAGCGTGGCGAGGCGACACGTTCATGCGGGTGCAGGTGAAGTCGGCGCACCTGCGAAAGCAGAAGGATCACCGCCCGGTCTACCAATTCCAGAATGGATCGGGCCGGATGAAGAAGTCGCTGCCGACGCTGGACAAGATGGATGTCATCGCACATTGCGCCATCGACCAGCGGAAGGTACATTTTACGGCGGCGTGCTGCGTGAACCAGTACACCCAGCGCAGAGCCCCAAGCTGGTTCGACAAGCCGCTGCTGGAATACGAAAGCTGGCAAAAGGCCGTGGAGATTATCAAGGAGACGCGGAATGGATAAGCTGATAAAGATGCTGCGCCACCACGAGGGCGTGCGCCACAAGCCATATTATGACACGGCCACGCCGCCGAAGCTCACCATCGGCGTCGGGCGCAACCTCGACGACCACGGCCTGAGCGACGACGAGATCGACTACCTGCTGAAGAACGACATCAACCGCTGCATGTCAGAGGCGATGACCTATGACTGGTTCAAGGACCTCAATGACGCGCGGCGTGCGGTGGTGTTGTCGCTGCTCTTCAACCTCGGCAAGCCGCGCTATGACAAGTTCGTCAAGCACCACGAGGCGATGAGCAACGGCCACATGCTGCTGGCGTCAAAGGAGCTACTGGACAGCCGCTGGGCCAAGCAGGTCGGGCGGCGCGCTAATGAGATGGCGATACAACTGGAGACAGGCGAATGGCAGACCTGACCTTTGAGCGCATCCTGAAGTGGCGGCTTCTGCCGCGCGGGATGACGATTATGTTCTCGATTATGGCGTGGCGGTGCGCCGAGTGGTTCATGCACCTGCCAGATCCGACGGCGGCGCAGAGCGCGTTTGTGTCGGTGATTATGGGCGCGATGACCGGAGCGTTCGCGATCTGGATGGGATCGGAGACCAAGCAATGATACAGGCGTTAATCGGCCCTATTGCCTCGCTGGCAGGCACTTGGCTGGAAGGGCGGGTAGAGAAGCAGAAGGCCAACACAGAGGCGTCAGTGGCGCTTAAAAAGGCAGAGGCGGCGGTCTACCAGAAGAAGGCCAATGCCGAGATCGACTGGGACATCGAGGCGATCAAGAACACCGGCACAAGCTGGAAGGATGAGTGGCTGACGATCCTGTTCTCCATACCGCTGATCCTCGCCTTTGTGCCGGGGATGGAGGATGTCGTGGCGCAGGGTTTCAAGAACCTCGACGCTGCGCCGGACTGGTACAAATACAGCCTCGGCATCATCGTGGCGGCGAGCTTCGGTTTTCGCGGCGCGGCGAAGTTCTTCCGCAAATAAAAAAATCCCCCGGCTTTTGAGGGCCGGGGGCAGTCTAGGGAGGAAACGCGGGTATAACGCCACCCGCCAAGCGATCACTTGAATGGATCGTAAGTCTCGGCAACCTCCTCGTCAACCTCTCCCGATCCGTCGCAGAGATGGCAGTCCATCTCCCTCTCGTCGAGGTAGCCGCCGCGCCACGCCATTGGCGCTGAGACGGCCACCTCGTACCACGCGACGCCCTGACCGTCGCAGGATGGGCAGGTGGCGCTAATCACTCTGCTTGTCCACGAACCACTCATGCTGGAGGCGGCTCGCCTGCTTCTCGGCAATTTCAGCCGCCCTCTTCGCCAAGTGCGCGGCCTCGTAAAACTCCATCGCGTTGGCGCGGTTATCGACCGCGAGGTCCATAAGCGCGTCGGAGATTTGCCCAAGCTGGCCAGCTTGGTCCCACAGGAAATTAGCGACCTGTGACTTCTGCTCTGGGGTTGTGGTTTTCATCGTATGTCTCCCTTCGATGATGAGGCCGGGGCCGAAGCCCCGCCGGTTGATTAGAAGTTGAAGTCGTATTTCTTGATCGGCGCATCCGCGAGGCGGAACCGGCCAAAGGTAGGGTTCTTCCAAGAGCCATCCTTTTGCTTGCGGATGCGGACGACAGGGTTGTCTTCGTTCGAGGTGATAACCCAAGCCTTGCGCTGGTCGGCGTTGTTGGTGCAGTGGAAGGCAAAGCCGCCGCTGACCATATTCGGCTTCCAGTCTGACGCCATCTCGGTGTCCATCTCGCGAACCTCAATGGTCTTGTCGCTGATGACGCGCACCACCTCAAAAGGATTTACGTCAGAAAAGAGGTAGTTGTTGGCGAAGCGGTGGTTCTGTTCAGTGTTGGTCATCTCTGTCTCCCTTGTTTGATGTCCTACTAATGTTCTACACGAATAGGACATTGTGTACAACAAAAAATGAAGCGATACGAAAAAAAATGAAGGGGGCCGAAGCCCCCCTCCTCTACAGCACCTCAATCGCGCGGTGCGTGTACTTGTCGTGCTTGATTGCGCCCCGCTTCGCAAGCTGAGCCACGAGGGCGTGGGCTGCGGTTCGGGATCGGCCTGTCGCCTCGGCGATCTCCCGCACGCTCGGCGCGTATCCGTAGCGCCGGATGTGCCGGTCGATGTAGGCCAGCACGTTGGCCTGCTTCTGGGTGAGCGATGTCACGTCATGCCTCCTTTACGGTCAGGGTTTTGGCGCGCACCTGCCGAGCAGGTTTCGCTGGCGTCGCAGGCTTGGCTGGCTGCGCCTTGTAGCTACGCATCGGCCACTTGATGTAGTAGGTCGAGCCGTCAACGTGGACCTGACCCTCCTCGTGGTTGCCGAGCATCTCCTTCAGCATCGTCTCGGCCTCGTCGATGTCAGCCTCGGCTGAGCGCTTCTGATCACGCGCCGCGATCAGGATGCTGGCCCAGTGGTCTGCGTCCGCGACGCCGTTCAAGTCAAGCGCGGGTGCGCCGCTGTCAACCCGGTCCCACGCCACGTTCGCGTCGTCGGACGACAGCGCCGGATACCAATCGACATCACGCTTGCGCCGCTCGAACTCGTGGACCGCGTCCTCGATCTGCGCCTGCACGTCCCGGTCCTGCCGGTACAGGAAGATGCGAAGCTCTGAGCCGCGATAGAGGACGCACACGGCGCCCCAAGCGTAATCAGTACACATCATCTGCGCCTGAAGCTGGAGCGGCCCCCTGTGGGGCGCAGGGCGCTCCTCCGGGGCTGCGCTGGTGTTCTTGGCCTCTAGGCAGCCGAGGCCGCCAGTGTCCACCACGCCGCCCTGTGGGACGTAGATGCCCATCGCCGGGTTATGCTCGAACACGATCCCGCCGCGTCCGCGTCCGTCGAGCGAGCAGGCCAGCGGCAGGTCCGGGTGGTGGACCGCCTCGTCGATGTCGGTGACCACGTCTTCGAGGTCGAGCCGGTACGCCGCCTCGCGCAGGATCGTGGGTTCGAGCAGGTCGCCAAAGCGCATCGCCTCGTTCTGCTCGAACCGCTTCGGCGGATTGCCTGCTGCCGCCTCGATGGCTTCCTTCAGAAGCTGGTTCGGCGTCGTGTATGGCGACAGGCCCATCAGGGCTGGCATCTTGCTGGCACTGAGTGTGCCGTCGTCGGGTGTGAGTTTACCTACCATTGTCGGTCTCCTTTTGAGCTTCAAAGATGTTTTTGTTGTAGCCGCCCGGCAATGACTTGCCTTTGCTGTCTATGAAGCAACTCACTTGAAAGGTTGCTTCCGTTTGATGATCAAGCACATCAAACCAGTCATAGTAATAGTGGGTCTTGCCTGATCTGCTGGCACCCTTGTAGTGAGAATGGAATTGAATAGTGTAACGCCCATTGCGCTCACCACGCTTCCACATCACATCAGGGTCCGGCCCATACTTCGGGATGTTTATCAAGGCGCACAAGAAGCTGTAACTTCTGACTTCGTCCGGTGCGATGCCGAGAGGGTTGGCACGGACATGCTCCACCCTTTCCCAAAACAGCCTGTTCTTTTCTTTCTTGGTCATTCTTGCCATATCTTATCTCCCTTCAAGACTGGTGTTGTCGGTTTCCACTTCGGCGCGACGAGCTTCATCCAGCACGGCGCGCACAGCGCCCGGCCATCTTCCTTTGTGACAGCCGGGCGCTTGCATTGGTCGCAGGTCATGACACAAACGAGACTGATCCAGTCGCGCTGCGTGCATGCTTGGTTCCCCGCATCTTGTTGATGTAATCGTAATGCTCGATCATCTCGCTGGGGATGTCCTTCGGCTTGCACTCCTCAACCTTGGCGAGGCGGCGACGGTAGAGCAGCAGCAAGCGCCGATGCTCCTTCTCCGCAACCTCGTTGCCGGTGAAATCCACCGAGTTGAGGCAAATCCAGATCACGCCGAGGTCGGCATGCTCTGCTGGCAGTGTGATGATATTTTCCATTCTTTCGGTCTCCCTTTCTAGTTGCCGAGGTGGACGATGAGCGCCCACCAAGTGTATTGCGGCCCGAACAGGTCGAGCCACCCTAATGCGAGGACGGCCAGCACGACCGCCCCCACGATTTCTGAGCGCCAGTTCATGACTGGTCCTCAAATGGGTTAGGGCCACGGTTCACCTCAAGCTGGAACTCCTCCAACAGGCGAAGCATGTAGCCCCAGTCATCCAGCATGCGGTCGTCAGGCCAAAGCTCGTCGAACAGTTCGGCGGTAACCCACCCTGTCTTTTGCAGGATGTCAGGACCAGCCTCGACAATGTTCAGGCGCAGGCTGCGATCATGTGTGATCGTCAGGCCGTAGCGAGCCGCAAGGCGCTTGCACTTGCCCCGGCTGCTGGCCTCGCGCTTGCGCTGGTCAAGCTGCCACTGGGGCGTCGGGTTGAGCGCTTGGCTCAGGATTTTGTCTAATGCGTTCATCGATGTCTCCCCTCGATGGTTGGGGCGGGGCCGTTAGGCCGCCGCTCCGGTGTGGTTGTCGGCCCAACGCAGCAGAAGCGGATGGCAGCGATTGATGTCCTCATCGGACAGGCCCAGCTTGTTGCGGGCGATATCCACAGCGCCAGCCGCGTACTTGCACTTGCGTGCGTAGTGCTCGACGTGCTTCTCGGTGTCGCCCTCATCAACCAAGGCGCGGAAAGAAATCTCGTCGCAGTTCTCGGCACTATGCTGAAGCGAGGCAAAGTCAACAAAAACGGCAAGCTGCTCGTCGGTGAAAGTTACGTTGGTCATCGGTGTCTCCCTTCGATGTGTTCTATCAACGTCCTATTTATCGCATGATAGACTTATGATATCAACAGCTAAATAGCGTTTTGCTACAACTTTTTTCAGGAGCCGCAAGTGTCTGAAATCGAACAACAATTACTGCGTCTCCGGGCATCGACCCGGCAGCTACTGCGCGAGGAGCTTGAGCTTTCGCCGCATCGGACGCTTTCTGTGTTAGCGGATGAACTGATCGAGACGGCGATCCTGCGGCGCAGGAACGAGCGGGTCAGGCAGGAGGATCGCGCCAGTGACCAACAGTCGTAACAAGGGCGTCCGGGGAGAGCGCGAGATCATCGCCATCCTCACCGAAGAGCTAGGCGGCGGTGACGACAGGCTGACGTTCAAGCGCGACATCGAGCAGTACCGGCAGGGTGACCTCGGCGACGTGATTTGCAGCGACCCGGCGTTTCCGTTTGTGGTCGAGGTCAAGCTCTACGGTCGCGGCACATACTGCCAGCCGCAGTGGTGGGATCAGGTCTGCGTCGCGGCTGAGGCGTGCCACAAGCTGCCCCTGCTGGCGTACCGCTACGACCGACAGCCGTGGCGCTGGCGCCTCCCTGTCGCCGCCTTGGGCGAGACTGCCTATGACTGGCGCTATGCCGCTGAGGCCGAGACTGACACGGCGATGATGATTATCAGAGAGGTGATGGCTGATGCGCCCGAGGTATGAGAGCGAGGGCGACCTCCAGAACGAGCGCATAGTCGAGGACGCGCTCAGGAACCTCGGCATCGAGACGCGCAAGCTGCCGGTCCAGTACCGGCTCGATTGGCTGCTGATGCAAGGCGGCCGGTCCATCGGGTTCGCCGAGGTCAAGGCACGGAAGTGCGACCTCAACAGCTATCCCAGCGTGATGATCAGCCTGTCGAAGGTGATCCACGCCAACATGCTTACCGAGACGA